ACACATAAGTATTTTAAAACAAAAGAATATTATAGAAAAAAATCTATTCCTACTGCGTCAGGAAGTTTTACGTGGGATGAACCAACTACCGCATATAACACACAATATCCATATAATCAAGTAATTGAAACTGAAGCAGGCCATGTGATTGAGCTAGATTCAAGTCCAAATGCTGAAAGAATTCATATTTACCATAAAAAAGGTACTTATATTGAAATTGATATCAACGGTACAATGGTTAAAAAAGTAATTGGAGATAGTTACGAAGTATGTGATAATAATGGATATGTCTATGTAAAGGGTGCGCATAATATAACGGTAGGTGGTCCAACAAAGATACTAGTACAAAATAATGCAGATATAGAAGTTGATGGAGCATTAAATGTAACAGGTCACGGATCAACCTTAGTACAATCTGCAACCACTGTACAGGTTGTTGCTAAAGATATTAAAGTATCGGGTAAATCTAGTTTAGAATTAACAAGTGACGGTCCGGTAAACATTCAAGGTAGTAGTATCACGTTGAATGCGAAAAATGGATCTTTTGCAGCTAAAGCAAGTAAAGATCTTGCATTACAATCTGGATCAGCTTCAAAGGCAAGCGTAAAGGGTGGATTAGAATTGTTACTAGATGCGACAACAGTAAAAACAAAAATGGGAGCTCTCTCAATCTCTACAACAAAATTACCAGTGTACGATCCTCCTGAAGAAAAAACAGTTCCAACAGTTTCAAGTAAATCAAAATTAAGTAGACCCGATGCTCCAGGTAATATATTTTTAGGGGATAGTTTAGAACCAGAAGCGGCAGATCTTGCTAAGAAAAGATTAGAATCAGGGGAAGTTAATTCGTCGGTTAAATCTCTTTCGGGTACGGCCACTGACACAGACAGCTCATCTCAAGGAAAAGCAGTGGTAGTAGATAATTCAGAGTTTGACAATTATAGTAATTTTCCTGATTCTCTTAAATTATCAAAGCATATATATTTAGGAGATGTAACTACAAAACCAGCTGCTACATCGCATCCGGTACAACCGCAAAATGGATTAACTTCCGCACAAATTGTGGGTAATTTAAAATATCTCTCAGTAAATGTACTTGATAAAGTTAAAGATCAATATCCTGATATGGTTATAACTAGTGGTTTTAGAGCCGGTAATTCTAGTTCAGATCATAATGTGGGTCAAGCAGTCGATTTACAATTTAAAGGACATTCATACTCTGATTACTATGAGATTGCAGAATGGATAAAAAATAATACTCCGTATAAACAAGTATTATTAGAATACGCTTCTAGACCATCTGGCACTATTGCATGGATACACGTCGCGGCCGCTGCAAATGGTTCAAAATCTGCAATGCCTATAGGTACTCTTGCGAATCACAGTACAGCTAGCCCTGGCCGTGCTGGCGCATTTGTAAAATTACTGTAATAAATAAAGATGTTATTTATTATTTCGGTCATCTAGCAATAAAATTATAATAAATATTAAAAATGGCTACTACAACCAATACCGTAAGACGTTTCACAGATCTAAATCTGATGTTCGCTCCGCATCCATATTCTAAAGATATTCTTACTAGAAAAAATGTTGATGCGGTAAAAGCGTCTATACAAAATCTAATACTGACGAAAAATTATGAGAGGCCGTTTCATCCTGAAATTGGATGTCAAGTAAACGCGTTGATGTTTGAAAATTTTATGCCTTCAACGGTTGCAGCAATCGAAAGATCTATAAGAAATACTATAGAAAAATTTGAACCCAGAGCAAATATCTTAAATGTTCAAATTGTAGACAATTCAGATTTAAACGCAATTGATATTGAGGTAACATTTAGACTTAACAATGTAGCATTGCCAGTAACAGTCACAACAACAATAAGTAGAGTAAGATAATGGCAAATTTAAGAATCGCAGAATTAGATTTTGATACAATAAAATCAAATCTAAAAGATTACCTCAAAAATTATACTGATACTGACGGTGCGCCTTATTTTACAGATTTTGACTTTGAGGGTTCAGGATTATCAATCTTGATGGATCTATTATCATACAACACCCATTACAATGCATACTTAGCTAGTATGGTTATAAATGATATGTTTTTAGATTCTGCGGTAAAAAGAGCATCTGCGGTATCAATTGCTAAACACTTGGGATATACTCCAGTATCATTTATTGGAGCAAGAGCAACAATTTCATTCTCGGTAACAGGGCTAACAGGTACTCCTGATTTTCTAACGTTGGATAGATACACTCCCTTTACAACATATATCAATGATACTACATTAACATTTGTTAATTTGCAATCTAAAACAATACAACCAGTTAACGGAAATTATACTTTTGAAAATATTGAAATCGTTGAAGGCGTTCCTCTAAGTTACGTATATAGCGTAGATTCTCCTGGTCCAATGGAAAAATATGTTGTACCTAACGATAACATAGACACCAGTACAATACAAGTAATTGTGCAAAATTCAGTAACAGACACAACACAAACAGTATACACACTGGCCGAAGATACTTTAGATCTTGATGGCACTTCTACCGTATTTTTCCTTGAAGAAAATCCTACAGGCTTATATCAAATATATTTTGGCGATGGCGTACTTGGCAAAAAGCTAGCAAGAAATAATTTAGTTACAATAAATTATTGCATAACAAATGGTGTACTTGGTAATATTGCAGGCACACTATCTCAACAATTTGCATGCGGTGCAAGCATTGGTGGTGGAACAGTTTCTGGTGCAATTACTGCATTAACAAATTCTCGCGGTGGTTTGGCAAAAGAAGATATTAATAGTATTAAATTTAGAGCACCTAAATTTGCCTCAGCTTCAAATCGAGCAGTTACAGGTGCAGATTACAAATCATTGATTGCGAAAAATTATCCATTAGTGCAATCGGTATCTGTTTGGGGAGGCGAAGATAATGATCCTCCAATGTATGGTAAAGTTATAATTTCATTAAATCCTTATGAAGGATACTCTATTACAGATAGTGTAAAAAATGAAATTAAAAATACTATACTGCAAAATAAACAAGTGTTATCAGTAATGCCCGAGTTTGTTGACCCTGATTACTTTATTATAAATTTATCGGTAAATGTAAAATATGAGGCTGCAAAAACTTCTTTATTATCAAATGATGTGAAAGATATAGTTGTTAGCGAAATAAAAAATTATTTTAATACTGATTTACAAAAATTTGATAACGATTTTATATTTTCAAAATTGTCAAGAAATATTGACAATGTGAGTGATTACATAGTTGGTAATTTAATGACTGTGAAATTACAGAGAAGAATTGAACCAATTTTAAATAGTAATTTAAATGTTTATACTTTAGGTAAATCTATTAAATTTAAAAATGGATTAGTTCCTGGAAGTTTAACAACCACAAGTTTTGTTGTCAATCACGACGGAAATTCTGTTCTTGCAAGATTAAAAGATGTTCCAAATGATTCTTTCCCAAACAATAAAGGTTTTGGGACAATACAACTTATAGATGCAAGCAGTGATACTATTTTTAATTCATTATACGGAACAATAAATTATGGTACAGGCGAAGTATCAATTACTAACCTATCTCTACTAGGATATCCGGCAGATACATCTGATGTTAGAATTACCGCAACGGTTCAAGATGAGTATCTTGATGTGGTTGTTAATAAAAACGAAATTATTTTATTAGATGATAGTACCGCAAACGTAGATTCAAATCGATTACCAGGACTTACAGTTAATGTAATCACAGTATGAGTAGAATAAGAGAAAAATTATCTAAGATATTTGCATCACAAATACCTGAGTTTATTCGGGTAGGGGAAACAGATGCTACAAATATACAAGTTATATCTACAACCGCGGCATCAAAACAAGTAACTGTATCAGACACTAGAGATATTATTGCGGGAGATAGACTACAACATCCCGCAATAACAAATACAGTATTTGTAACTAAAATATTATCTACAACAAAACTTGAAGTTAGTAATGCTATTGCAGTTACATTGTCAAATCAAGTTGCAAAATTTATTAGAGCAGATTCAACTTCCACATTTGTTAAATTTTTAGAAGCATATTATAAATTCTTAGAACAAGATCAATACCCTCAAGAAATATTACAAAATGCAAGAAAATACGGCGATAGCGAATATACTACAGATAATTTAATTGAACAATTTTTTAAGAACTACGGTAATGATATTCCACGAAATATAGTTACAGAAAAACGTACTTTTATTAAACATTTTAGAGATATTTACAAGACAAAAGGCACGGAAGAGGCATATAAGTTACTTTTCCGTGTTATGTTTAATTCAAACGCTGAATTTTTCTATCCAAGCGAATTTATATTAAAACCATCTGATGGAATTTGGAAAAAAGATAAAACTATAATAGTAACACCGTTTAATCAATCAAATTTATATGATTTAGTAAATACAAAAATTGTAGGCAATAGGTCTGGCGCATCTGCAGATGTTAACAGTGTGATTAAAGTATATCAGAATATAGGATATAATGCCGAATCATACGAATTAACTTTGGAAAATGTAAAGGGTAATTTTTTA